AACAATTAAAATATACTATAATGATACGAAAACTATCCTTTGGCGTAGACTACAAAAACGCCATGCACTATACATCAGGTCAGCCGTTCGGCAGGTCTACAATCGATGTTATTAGAAAAGTAAATCCAAACCACTTCGAAATCTATGTTAAAGATAGAGAAGGAGTAGTATTTCTATGGAAAGAGGTCATAGATATGCCATGTGTTGTGGAATATGACATTGAAGCATTTAACTAATGCAGAGTCCTGATAGCTTTATAGTAACTCCCAAAAAGAAGAAATATAAGTCAGGTAAGAAATTTGGTAACGTTGAGTTTGAAACGGTGACATCCATCGAGAACGCAAAAGACGTATCCAAAGAAGCAATCATTGTTGCTTTACCTCTAAACTACCATGGCGAGATTGAGGTCGGTGATGAAGTCATCGTCCACCACAACATATTCAGGGATTACTACAACCAGAGAGGAATCATGAAGCATTCACGTGCTTATCTGTATGATGACCTCTACACAGCCATTCCAGAAGAATTATTCCTTTATAAGAAAGACGGAAAGTGGAAAGCCAATTTGAACTTCTGCTTTGTTGAACCTATCGAGGAAGACAGCATATCAATCCTAGAAGGTGGTACACTTCCACACACAGGTACAATATGGCTGTCCAACACACACAAAGTAAACGAACCTATAGGATTCACACCAGAATCTGAATACGAGGTTTGGATAGATGATAAACTATACTACAGAATGCGTGACATAGACGTTTGCATTTATGATAGATTTGAAGTATGAGAGGATTAAGTAGCGACATAGAACTAGCCGTAGAAACTGTTATGCAGGGTCTTGAACTTCCGATTAATATCGAACATACGGAAGATGACAAGATAAAGCGTATAATGGATTCTAAAGTGGCTTCGTTCAAGTATTCGAAGGAATTACTGGATAAGTGGTTAAACTCGCCTAACGCACCCTCTCCTGCCCGTTTGAGGGTATATGTGGAGCGTTTGTATGGCGCAGGTGGTGATGCTGTCGATATTTTACGTGATGCGCTACGAAAACCGATTAATTATGTCGAATTAGAACAAGTCAAGATAGCAGACGCTGTTAAGGCTAAATCTACAATATTAGAATACATCCGTCAACTAGAGGGTGGGCTATTGGAACTCAAGTTACAAATTGAGGCTGATAAATTCAACCTTTCTGCTCGTGAGTTCAAATTAGGATTCCCAGAACGTTTTGCTAAAGGCGAGTTCTTCGATGCTGAAAGCTACCATGGTGAGTGGTACAATGAAACGAAGGATGCTGTAATGATATGTCCTTTTGGTTCTAAGGGTAAAATCATCGAAATGGATGGTCTTAAGATACAACTTCCTAAAAAGCCGTTAGACAAGACAAAAATACTATATCACGACCTACCTAAGAAAGAGCAATACTGGCGCAGAGAAGAAGAGCCAGAAGGGTTGAATGTTGATAGTGAAGAAGCATTTACCGAATACATCTACGAGCAATACCGTAGACGTAGAGAAGGTGTGTGGTTCTACAATAACGGAGTTCCTACATATCTTACTGGTGAAGCATGGTTTGCCTTACAGCATTGTAAAATGAAGGATGACGGAGGGTACATGAATTTCAGAGTAGCACAGCTTCATTTGTTCTATTTTGCTAAGGCGTGTCTTCTTGACCCAAGATGTTTAGGACAGCTTTTTGTTAAGTCTCGTCGTACTGGTTATACATATATCATCCTTACTATAATGTTGAACTTCATTACGTCTACACGTAACATCAACATGGGTCTCACATCACAGAATGATGATGATGCTAAGAAAGCATTTAAGAAATTTACCTACATGTTCAGGAATTTACCATTTTTCTTTAAACCAGTTGTGCGTGGTGCAATCGGCTCTGAAAAGGAATTGGAATTTGCTTTACCTTCTGACAAGTCAAAAGAGGCTAAACTGGCACGTAAGAACAAAGGAAAAGATTATTTAAACTCATATATTGATTACCAAGCTACAAAAGATGGTTCGTATGATGGTCAAAAGATGTACATATATCTTGGGGATGAAGCGGGTAAGTGGAAAAAACCTGCCAACTATGAAAACCATTGGGGTCGAATTTCTCCTACTTTCGATGAAGGTGGTGAGATTGTTGGTAAGGCTTTCATTGGTTCTACCGTAAACCCATTAAAACAAGGTGGTCAGGAGTTCAAAGACCTGTACTACCAATCAATTATTAAAAAACGTAACGAGATTACCGAGCGTACACCGTCTGGCTTATACAGCTATTTCCTACCTGCTCACAAGAACATGACCCGATTTACTGATAAATATGGTGTCTGTTGGGAGACTACCCCACCAAAAGGTACTGTCAATCAGAAAGGTAGTCCTATCAAGCATGGTTCTATTGAGTATCTTGAAGCTAAGAGAAGAGCCAAGAAAGCAGAAAGTGCTATTGCCTACAATGAAGAATTGCGTGCCAACCCTATGAACGTACTAGAGGCGTTTAGGGATGAAGCAAAAAGCAATATTCTTCCATTGGAGAAGATTACAGAGCAAATTCAGTACAATGAAACTGCAATTATCCTTGACCAATTTCTTACACGTGGTAATTTCATGTGGAAAGATGGCGTAAAGGATACGGAAGTGGTATGGTATCCAGACCCGAATGGAAGATTTTTAGTATCTTGGATACCACCCGCACACCTACAGAACAATAAAAAGAGAGACCGTTATGGTAATTGGACTCCTTTGAACGCTCATATGGGTTGTTTCGGAGCGGATACATACGATATCTCTGGTACTGTGAGTGGTAAAGGTTCTAAAGGAGCGTTAAGTGGAGTTCTCGGTTTCAACATGACTGATGCACCAAGTAACATATTTTTCCTTGAATATATCAACCGTACAGAAATTGCTGATACTTTTTTCGAAGATTTATTGATGGCTTTGGTATTCTACGGAATGCCAGTACTTGCTGAAAATAACAAACCTAGATTTCTATACCACCTTAAAAACCGTGGATATAGAGGTTTTTCATTGAACAGACCAGACCGTGCAGGTGCAAATTTATCCAAGACTGAAAGGGAAATTGGAGGTATTCCATCAGCTTCTGCAGATGTCATTACTACCCATGCCTCGATGATTGAAAATTTTATCGTTAACTTTGTAGGAGTTTACGATGAACCAGACGAAAAGAAACAGGTAAGGGATTTTGGAAGCATGGGTAATATGTTTTTCCTAGAAACCCTAAAAGATTGGTTAGCATTCGATATAAGTGACAGGGAGAAATCCGATGCCACGATTAGTTCAGGATATGCCTTAATGGGGTTAAACAGAGCCAAGTTGATGCCAATACCAGAATTGAAACCTATCAATCTAGGTATGACAACGTACAATCAAACAGGCAGTAGAAGCAAAGTAAATAATAACAACAGATGAATAACTTAAGTGATTTAGCCAAGGAAATGTTTTCCAACAAAGGCTTCCCAGACCCACTAGACCCTAATAAGAGTACTAATTCTTTTGGTCTAAAAGTAGGTAAAGCAATTGAGAACGAGTGGTTTCGTCGTCACAAAAATAGTGACTGCCGTTACTATGACAACCAATTCAAGTACCATAGACTTCGATTATATGCCAGAGGTGAACAACCTATCGGTAAATATAAGGATGAAATGGCTGTGGATGGTGACTTGTCCTACCTAAACCTAGATTGGACTCCCGTTCCAATCCTACCTAAGTTCGTTGATATTGTTGTAAACGGTCAATCAAATAGACTGTTCTCCGTTAAGGCTACAGCTATTGACAAGGTTGCTACTGAAAGAAAGAGTAAATATGTCCTAGAAATGGAAAAGGACATGGCTGCAAAGCAAATGCTTATGGAGGCTAAAGAGACTCTTGGTGTCGATGGTTTCGTAAACAATCCAAAAGAACTTCCAGAATCAAGTGAGGAACTACAGGTTCATATGCAACTTGATTTCAAACAAGGAATTGAAATTGCCGAAGAAGAGGCTATTAAGTACTTATTCAAGAAGAATGACTTCCTAGAAACTAAGCATCGTTTTGATTACGATGTTACTGTTCTGGGTGTTGGTGCTATGAAACATACCTTCAATACTTCTGATGGCGTAAAGATAGAATATGTAGACCCTGCTAATCTTGTACATTCTTACTCTGAATCACCATATAGGGAAGATTGCTACTACTATGGAGAGGTTAAGAAAATACCTATCAGCGAACTTCGAAAGATTAATCCAGAACTTACCATGGAGGAATTGAACAATGCTAAGTCTAGTTCATCCGATTGGGATTTATACCATAGAAACCAAAATAATCAAAGAAGTGAATTTGATGGTCATACATGTAATGTACTATTCTTCAACTACAAGGTTACAAGAGAAGTTGTCTACAAGAAGAAAACTACATCTACTGGTTCAGTAAAACTTATTAAGAAAGAAGAAGGATGGAATCCTGATGAAAAAGACATGGAACTAAGAGGGTATACTCGTGTATCTAAGTTCGAAGATGTATGGTACGAAGGTGTGCTTGTTCTTGGAACAAACATGCTATTGAAGTGGGAAATTGCCCAAAATATGCTTAGAGATAATTCTTCCAACGAAGTGTTGCCTAATTATGTTGTGGTTGCTCCACGTATGTATGAAGACCGTGCCGAGTCTCTACTTGGACGTATGATTTACTTTGGAGAGCAAATTCAACTGGTTTCATTGAAGCTACAGCAAGTTGCTTCACGTGTAGTTCCAGATGGTGTATTCATCGACGTTGATGGTCTTAATGAAATTGACCTTGGTGACGGACAAAAGTACGACCCAAAACGTGCGCTACAATTATTCTTCCAAACAGGTTCTGTTGTGGGTAGGTCTCAAACAGGTCTTGGTGAATTTAACCATGGTAAAATACCTATTCAAGAACTTTCAAATAGTTCAGGTCGTGCTAAGATTCAGGCATTGATTGAACTATATGACAAATACCTACAGATGATTCGTGACGTGACGGGTCTTAATGAAGCACGTGATGCCTCTACACCAGATTCTAAGACTTTGGTAGGTGTACAGAAACTTGCAGCATTGAACTCAAACACAGCCACTAGACATATCCAAGAAGCAGGTATCTACGCTACAAGAAAGATTGCCGAGGCATGTTCTTACCGTGTAGCTGATATTCTTAAGTATTCTGACTCTAAAGAAGAAATGATACAAGCAATTGGTTCTGCCAATGTTTCTATCCTAAGTGAGATTGAAAATCTTCCATTACATTTCTTCGGTATCTTTATTGAGGTTGAGCCAGATGCACAAGAAAGAGAATACCTTGAGCAAAACATCCAACAAGCACTACAGCAAAAACTTATCTACCTTGATGATGCTGCTGAAATCCGTGAGATTAAAAACGTGAAGTTGGCTAACAAGGTAATGAAAATACGTAGATTAGCTAAGATTAAACTTGAACAACAAAACGCAGAGTCTACCCTACGTGTACAATCAGAAGAACAAAGTAAAACTGCTCAAGTACAGGCAGAAGCTAAAATGGCAGAAATTCAAGCTAAAGCTGATGCTCAAATACGTATTGATACAAACAAGGCTGACCTTGAAGACAGAAATGAAGAAAACAACGTTGACCGTAAGTTAGAACTTATGGGTGCAGAATTTGACCTTAAGGCTTACCTTGAGGGAGTAAATGCTTCACATAAAGACATTCTGTCGGCAACTGACGCTGAAAGACAATCTAAGTTACAAAAGCAAGCTGCCACACAGCAGTCTGCTATCGAAGGTCAAAAAGCAGAAACAGGAAGTAATGCCCCTATGAACTTTGAGAGCGAGAACGATAGTTTGGATAAAGTAGATTTCGGACAATTTGAACCTAAGTAACAAAAAAGGGGGGGT